TGTGCGTCGTCGTGCTGGCATCATCGATGTGGGTGACCTATTCTGTGCTATGGAAGGCAAGTTTGATCCTCGCCGCAACAAGGCGGGGATTCGAGAAGAGCATGCACTGGCTGCGGACTACCTCGATTCCCTAGTCCGTCACGCCTCCGACTTCTACTCGCCCTACTCCGCCAACATGGTGGTCATCGGGCGCGGCAACCACGAATCGGCGATCCTCAAGAACTGCGAGACCGACCTGACCGAGCGGCTTTGCGAACGCATGAGCCATCAGTCCGGACACAAGGTTAACCCAGGCGGATACGGCGGGTGGGTTCGCTTCCTCACCGAGACGCCCAGCGGCGAGCGATACACGCTCAGCCTCAAGTATTTCCACGGCAGCGGCGGCGCGGCACTGATGTCCTTCGACACCCTTAAGGTCCGGCGCAGCGCAGCTGTCATGCCCGACGCGGACGTGATCGTGCAGGGCCACGTTCACAAGCAGTGGTTCATGCCGCTGTCCCGCGAACGGCTGGTGTGCGACAAGCAGGGCTGCCGGGTAGTCAGCGACATCCAGTACCACGTTCGCACCGGTACTTACAAGGACGAGTTCGGAGACGGCCACAGCGGCTGGCACATCGAGCAAGGCCGCGGACCAGAAGTTCAGGGCGCAGTCTGGATGCGACTGTACCTCGCCAAGAAGTCCGGCCGCACGATTGCCGGCGAGGCGAAGACCTACTACCAGCTCATGCCCGAGTTCCACCTCGCACACTGAACCCCACCAACCATGGCGAAGGGCGACCGCATCCTCCGCATCCGTGGCCAGAGATGGCGGCTCAGGTTCGTGACGAACCTAGGCGACGCCGAGGGGATCTGCAACAAGGAAGAGCGGATCATCCGCATCGCACTCGGATACACCGAGGACCGCACGCTGGACTCGATCATCCACGAGATCCTGCACGCCGCGCTCTGGGACCTGGACGAGGAAGCCGTGCACGACACGGCCAACGCAATCTCCGCCGCCCTCTGGCGTCTCGGCTACCGCCGTGACCCGTAAGAAACACTTACCACTTTTCCTTACCGCTTACGAAACGACCGTTTCGTAAGAGCCCATTTGCTGAGCGGGATTCCCACTACCCGCATTGCCGGTAACCCACGGCATCTTGTTCTTGGCCCAGCCTAGGCGAGAGATTAGATCATCAGCATGGGTGAAGTACATACTACAACGCCTTCCCCTAGAGTCGCGCATGCGGGGGAGCGCTACGCGCCCCGCATGCGCTCACCCCAGGAGTCCCACCTATGCCCCCACCGACCCAGACTGTCCATTACCCCACCAGCGTCTGCGATCCCAACGTCCGCCCATGGCTGGAGGCCCACGGCATCTTTGCCCGTAAGCCCCCCATCCGCAGCAGCGACTACCGGCTCGTCCGCTCGTGCCCCCGCACCTACTACCTGTCCCGCCGGCTTGGCCTGGTCAAGGCGTTCCAGTACAGCGCGGCCCTGACCCGCGGCAGCTGGGTGCACCTCGCGTTCGCCTGCATCCTCGATGACCCCACCGACCGGGCACTGACCCTCGAGCAGGCCATCGCCGCACGCTGCGAGGAACTGCGCGGAGTGTGCAAGCAGCTCGGCGTGTCCAGCGAGAAGACCAGGGAGATGATCGCCCGCGAGGAACTGGACGCCCGCACCAGCATCGCGTGGTTCAACGCGGCCCTCCAGATCCCGGACGGCAGCGGCCGCACCCTGGCCCAGCGCTTCGCGGAGGACTGGGTCGTGGTCGCGCAGGAGCCGGAGATCCGCCACGGCGACCGCCTGATCCAGCCCGACTGCCTGCTCAAGGACAAGGCCGGCAAGCTGTGGATCGTGGACTTCAAGACCACCGGCATGTCCACCAACGCCCGCCTGCAGACCTGCCCCCTCGAGTTCCAGACCCAGCACTACTTCCACACCTTCCTCGACAAGTCCCGTGACGAGGCCGACTTCGCCGGACAGTACGGCATCAGCTGGCCCGGAGAGATTGGTGGGGTCCTGCACGTCGCGATCCGCAAGCCGTCCATTGAGTTCGGCATGAAGGACCGCCCGTTCACGCTGGACGAATCGCCGTTCAAGAGCGGACCCCGCAAGGGCGAGCCGCGCAACGAGCGCATCTACACGGGCGAGCCTGACCCGTACCTCTACGAACAGCGTTGCGTGGATTGGTACATGGGTCGCGGAGAGTACAGCCACTTCGAGCCCGAACGGCTGACCGATCCGTGTGTTGCGATTTCCACCACATCCGCGGAGCTTTTGCTTGCGGAAGATCTCAAGTCGGAGTACCATGCTCGCCTGTCCTTCATCCGGAAGTACACGAGCCTCCAGTCCTATCCCAGCGAATTCGAGATCGGTGATCCGGTAGTCCAGCACGGGACTCCGTCGCCGTACCTCCCGTTCCACATGGTCGAGCCTGGCAAGTGGCCCGAGTTGATCCTGGCTGAAGGGTTCCTGCAACGCGACAGAGACACCCACACGGAGATCGACAATGGAGGAGACGCTTAACCCCACCAGCCAGGAAGCCGGCAAGTCCGTCCTCGGACCCGTCATCTGGCAAGAGGTCCTGCGCAAGGTGATCGCACCCAAGGTCGCGGTCATCGTCACGCAGTACGGCAACGACATCGAGAACCGGCAGCAGCTGCACAAGAAGTTCTGCGAGGAGTACGGCATCCGTCCGTCCTACTCCACCTTCAGCAGCTGGTGCGAGGATCTGGGCATCAGCTTCCGCAAGAAGATCGAGGTCCACATCCCGGGCTGGAAGGAGATGCCGCGACCGACTCCTGACTTCATCGGCCCGATGCCGGCATACCCAGCCATGGCAACACCTGTTCAGGCGGAGGCTTCCGTTCAGCAGGACGAAGACCCGGATGCTCCGGTGCAGTGGGACACGCAGCCGACACGGGAGATCCCGCTTGAGGCGTTCAACGACAACATGCCCACCATTCTGCCGGGTGGGTTCCGCGCCCCGACGTTCCTCGGGGACAACAACTTCGGCAACTAACCCCCACCAACAGGAGTCATCATGACACACTCCGTCACCCACGGTTCGACTGTCGCATCCAAATACGCAGGGCTCGGCAATGCCGTCACCACTGGTCGCACTACTCCTTCCCGCATGCTTGGTCTGGTGGTCGGTGAGGCTGGCTGCGGCAAGTCTTTCCTCCTCCAGTCCCACCCTGGCGCGTACATCCTCAACCTTGACGAGACGCCTGCGGTCTGCGGCACCAGCGAGGCCGTCATGTTCCCCACCCCCGGTCCTGACGGCCGATCGGTGGACGAGAAGGGAAGCCCCATCGTCCTCGACTGGGCCGCGCTCGAAGCGAAGCAGAAGGTTCTGATCGACCTCGCCAAGAGCAACCAGCCCCGCCCCGAGACCGTCGTCATCGACACGCTCGGTGCTGCCATCCGTCTGCTGCGTCCGCACATCGCCAAGATCTACGGTCGCGAACGGTTCACCGACGTCGACGGCCGGCTCGGCTGGGAGCGTCTGTTCGACACCCTCATCGAGTTCGGCACCACGCTGCGCCGACACGGCTACGGCGTGTACTACATCGCCCACCTGTCCCGCAAGCACGTGCCGCTCAGCGAGAACCAGAACGTGGAGGAGTACAAGATCCTCATCAGCGACGGTCTGTATGCCCGCATGTTCCCCATGTTTGACATCGTCATCCCGGTCACCGCGCAGTGGGACGTGCGGGAGATCACGCGTGATCAGGAAGCCAACGTCGGCGGCAAGGTCGTCACCCGCAAGGTCACGACGCAGGAGAAGGTTCGCCGTCACTACTGCTCCTTCGACAACCCCAAGCTGGAAGGCATCGCCAAGGTCCGTACCCTGTCGCCGCTAACCACCATTGAGCTCCCGAGGGACAACGCATGGCAGTCGTTCTGCTCTGCGTACGAGAGCGCGAACGCGTCCCGCTGACGCGGGGAACGCGTTCGCTGTCCCTCATCGTTTCGTTTGTTTCGTTTCTTTCACATCTCTATTCGGAGAATCAGATGCCCATTGAGAACAACGTCAAGGCCATGTTCAACTCGCTCAACACCGCGTTCGCGCAGGCTCAGCCCGACAACGGCATGGGTGCCGGCGGCTGGTGGCCGGCCGAGGGTCAGCACGAGGTGTTCGTGTCCAGCCTGAACGTGCGCCCCAGCGAGTACAAGCTGCCGGACGGACAGAAGGTCGCCGGCACGGAGATCAGCTTCCGGTACCAGCTCATCAACGACACCGACTCCCCCAACGAGCCGCGCTCGTTCGACGGCAGCGCCTTCCGCCTGCCGCAGGACACCAGCGTTCTCGACGACAAGGGTCGCATGCGCGTTGACATCGAGATGCGCCGCCTGAAGGGCCACCTCCAGACCATCCTCCGCCGTGACGTCAAGGATATCGGAACCGCTATTGCGGACGCCGATGCCAAGATCAACGGTCAGGACGCGGTCGCCGTCGTCGTGAAGTGCCAGTACGACAACGTCAACGGAAAGATCTACCGCAAGGACTTCCTCGTGAAGCCCCTCGCCGGCTGATCTGATACACTACCCAGACCCCACCAGCCGGGGGAGGGTTACCCGCAAGGTGCCCTCCCCCTCATAGTCCCCCGGATAGCCCCCTGGTTGCCCCGAACGACGGAGAGCGACCAGGGGGTTTCCGCGGGGGGCCCGAAAGGAACACGCGTGTACGAGACTCGGTTCGTCTATCAGCTGCCGATTGATGAGGCAGCCAACATCGCAAGCCAGGTAGCCAAGGTGTTGGAGGCAACCGAAGTTCATCCCGTAAGCGTCAGCCTTGCAGTTGACGAAGACCGCGCCATCGCGACGATCATCTACCTCACGACTACGCCTGCCGAGAGCGACGACGTAATCAAGCAATGGCGTCGGATCAACAAGACCATCCAGGTCGAACGCAACCACAAGATCAACCCGGAGAAGTTCCGCAATATCGCCCTACTCGGGCTCGAGAACGGACAGCTCCGCAACATGCTTGCCCACGAAGTGGAACGCCTGTGCCGCAAGGGCGTAGGCAGCAAGGGGATCCTTGACTACCTAACCGAGTGCGAAGGCATTGTTGCCCAGCTCAAGTCGTACGTAGAATCCACGCGTGCACCAGTCTGAACACGGACTATCCGCCGTCATCTCCCGACACTCCGGTGAACCCCTCTCCATCACCGGACCCTCCCCCTTCACCGACACCACCGAACCCCTCCCCGCCTACGCCGGGATCTACCGCGCACCCACGGGCTGGTGGGGCATCGTCGTCCACTGCCCACGCAGCACCCACCCCCAGCACGCGATCCAGCACTACGAGGCAGACACCACCCCTGTCCTCTGGGTCACACCAGAAGCGAGCATCGGGCTCTACCGGTTGCCGTCCAACGAACTCACCGTATCAGCTCGAGTACCTCCTCTGGCAATCGAGGCAATGACACAGGTGATCGCTGACGAGACCGGTCGCGACTTTGCAGAAAGCCGATTCAATCGCAGGCGCGTACCCGCCGGCGTGCGCTACCTACCCGGCAAACAGATGCAGCTCTGGTTCTCGCTCTAGCGATTGCCCCAGCGGTACATGTCGCCCTGCTCTGCCGGACGACCGGGAACCCCACCAGCCATGAGCTGACCAGGCAGCGACTCGGCAACAGCCTGCTGGTACACGTCTCGCGCAGTCTTGTCGATGCTCTCGAGCGTGCGGCCCACGACGCTCTCCTCGCGCAGCTTGATCGCCTGCTTCATCTGCTCCTGCGTCACGGTCAGCGGCAGGCCGAACCGCTTCTCGAAAGACACCTTGATCTTGCTGGCTGCGCTCATGTTGTTGCCGAGCACGGCGGCAATGTACTGCCGGCGACCCTCGCGGATCGCGTCGCGGTTCTTCAGGAGGAACTGGCTCAGCTCCTGCGGCTGGCTGAACCTACCCAGGTCCGCACCGAACGACCGAAGCACCACGTCGCTGGTGGGGAACTGCCCCATGAACCTGCCGTCCGCCTTGTACACGGGAACCATGCCGCTCTCCGCCTGCCGCCAGTCCGCATACGTCCGCTGCAACCCCACCGCCTGCAGCGTCTCGCTCGGACCCGCAGTGCCCAGCAGCCGGCTCACCGCCACGCCACCGGGAAGAACGCGGGGGATCAGATCGCCCAGGATTTCACTGTCCCCAGTACCTACATACTTCAGCGCCTGCCACCCCAGGTCGACCACAGGCGGTCGGTACAGCTGCGGCTCATCGCCCTGCAGCGCCTCCTGTCCACCCACCAGATCGGTGAAGCCAAGCGCAAGACCACGGCTGACATCCGCACCCAGCGTGCTCTTGAACATCTCGTACGCTACGGCGCTCACCGCCATCATGCGAGAGACGTCAATCAGCGTAGTCCCGAGCTTGCCGCTCACTTCTCGACCGGCAAAGGTGCGTGTTCCGCCCATCATCGCCGGAACCGTAGCCATGTTCGCAAACGACCGAAGGCCGTACTGCGCGAACTGACGGAACAGCGGCTCTCGCAGGACCGGAGCGTAGAACAGAGCAGGCCGGTTGATCGGGTTCGTTCCGAACTGGAACTGCTGAACCGCGTTAGCAGCGTCCATCTGCGCCCGCACAATGTCGTCCCCCACCATCCGTCCCGCCTTCTGGTACGCGTTCAGCACGGCGTTCGCGGTCACCGTCCGGTTCAGCGTCTCGCTGAGCTGAAACGGCTTCATCATTGTCTCGAGCAGGCTGAACTTCGGCTTGCCGATGGAGGCGGAGGATCCGTATCCCGCCTTCTCGATCATGCTCCAGGTGCTGCCGATGTCGCCGATGCGGGTCATGTCAAGTTCGACATTCCCGAACTTGCGGCGGAAGTGCTTCTCCATCGCAGCCTGGATCTGCCCCTGCGTCGCGCCCATGCCGAGCCGAGAACGCTCAGCCAGGTACCCGCCGATCATGTTCAGGCTCTGGGCGTAGGCCTCGACCGTGTTCTTGAATCCCAGCTGGTGCACGCTCTGAAGCGGCTGCAGCAGGTTGATGAGCACGGTGCCTACGTTCAGGCCCATGTGGCTGGCGTACAGCTGGCGAGTGATCGACTGGAACGGACTGAACTCAAGGTCGGTCGAGTCGGTAGCCCACCGCCGCATGTCAGTCACAAACTTGCCCGCGTACCCACCCTTCGCCTCGACCTTCCGCATGAACTTGCTGTCTGCAAGAGCCTGCGTCTGTCGCTTGATCAAGCCAGCAGCAGCAACGTGCGCCGCCCCGTCCACCGGCCGGATGCCAGCAATAGCCGGAAGGATGTGCTTGCGCCACAGCTCCGGGTAGTACTTGTCCTTCGGATCGGCCCGTGCCTCAACCTCGATGTCTGTATCGATCAGGTCGTACAGGGAGTACCCGCCAGCAGGCCGCTGCTCCGGAGCTACGCCCGACAGATCGCGGGTGCCGGCAGGAGCGCCCTCCTTGCTTCGGCCGGTGGGGCCAGGCAGACGAACGTCGGTCACGTTCGGGCCGTAGTCCTTCATCGTCACGCGCACCATCGGATCGCTCTCCGCGTCGTGCGCGAAGAACGCGTAGTCGCGAGAGACCGAGGTGATGTACTTGTCGGCGGCAACATCAGGAGCGACGCGCATGGTTCGGTAGAACCCCTGCTCGTCAATCGAGGTAAGGATGCGCTGCTTCTGGATCTCAATCAGTTGATCGAGCTCGGCCGTACCGCCAAAGTTGTCGGAGATGAACTGAAGATCACCCGGATCCCACGGCACCTCGTTCGTGCGCGTTCGCATCATGCTGCGGCTGGTGGGGTTGATTGGCTCCTTACCCGAGTTGTCCAGCTTGTTGGTGTACGGGTTGAACGCGATGCGCGAACCGTTCTTGTCCCGCGCCTCCAGTGTGTTGCGAGGCAGGTAGTAGGGATCCTCGAACCCGACCGTCAGAGTGTCAACGACGATCTTCTCCAGCTCCTCCGCGCTTGCACCCATCTTGAAGTTCGACCCGCGCGACCGCCTGCGAGCAGCCATCAGGCGCTCGGCCACCTCGTCCCCCAGCATGGCGCGAACCGCTTCTTCCCCACCAACCTCGAAGTTGCCGCTGCGGTTCAGGTACCCGGAGTTCTGGAGTGACTTGATCTGGCTTCTCGCCAGTCGCAGCACCTTCTTCTCGTCAATTACGAACCCACGACCGGCCGCATACGCAGCCTCGTCGCCGGCAAGAAGCACGCGCCCCTGCTCGTACAGCCTGCTCTCCGCAGCCTGGAACGACTTCAACCCAAACTTGCGCTCAACTTCCTCAAGGGAGCCAATGTCCCGAATGTAGGTCGGACGGTTACGCCCCTCAAACTGGACGCGTGGTCCACCCTCCAGCACGGAGTAGGAATCGACGCTGCCGTGTTCCGTAGGCCGATTCGGATCTACGCGCTTTCGGCCAAGACCCATCTTCACGCTGATCTGCGTGCGCTTCTCTCGCATCAGGGTGCCGTACAGGTTCTTGTCCTCAGCTCGGCGACCAGGAAGACGGCGAAGAAGATCGACATCCTCATCCTTCGTAACGTCAAGCGTGCGGTAATCGCCCTGCCTCTTCAGGCGCTTGACCTCGAAGAACTCAGCCTCGGGCACCTCAAGGAACTTGATCTTGCGCTTGCCCTTCTCGTTTAGTTCCCCCACCAGCCGAATGTAGAACCGCTCGGGAATGACCTCGCCAACGACCTTCTCCGAACGGGGAGCATCAAACCCAAGTCGACGGATCAGGTTGGCGCTGCGTATAAGCCGCAGGTCTTTGGCCACCGCAGGATTCGGTGCATCGTCGGGATCAAGGCTCTTCAGCTTGACGCCGTGGATCTGCTCGACCCGGCGGAGCAGGGAGTCCACCTCTCCGTCCATGATCTTCACAAGCATCTGCTGGGTGTCAGCCATGCGGGTAGCACCCACCTGGGCCAGCGGAGCAGTACGCTTGCCGATCGACTCAGTAGCACCGCTCGTGAAGTGGAGCATCCGCAGCAACGGGAAAGTCGCGGAACCAACCTGCCCAGCCCAGTGGCCCGCCTGGCCGCCCGCAAAGAACCTGCGACCAGCCGCAAGGTTCCGGGCAGCCGTGCCGTTCGCCCCCATCGTAAGCATCCCAAGCCACACAAACGGATTGGTGAAGACGTCAATGGCGAGATCCGAAACCGGATTCCCGCCAAGACGTTCCTTCATCTTGCCGACAAACGACTCACGCTCAATGGGACTGAGCGCTGCCGGATCAAACAGAACGCGACGCACCGAGTCGGTGGTCGCGATTCCGTTTGCCAGCTGCGTCAGGATGACGGCCGGCTTGTCGTAGGAGCGAACCGGGTCAAACACCCGTCACGTCCTTTCTTAGGCCGGGCGGTAACGGAAACCAACTCCGATGATGACGGTAGTGTTGCTGGCGACAGCCGGGATATTGAGCCCGATGGCACTTCCGGCCGGAATGACCGGACCAACAACATCGTCGGTGTTCGCATCAACCGGAAGGACATTGGCAGAGCTAACCACGGGCGGGTTCAAAGCAGAACCAAGAGTGGTTCCAAGAGCCGCAACACCACCAGTCGCGGTGCCGTAAGCAGCCGTAAACGTGGTGTTCGCAGTGATTGCACCGGCACCCGTGTACACAGTCATGGAAAGAAGGCGGATCGGGAAAGGAGTGATCCACACGCGGACGCCGGAAGCAGATGCGCTCACGGCGGTAGCGGTTCCAGTCAGAGCTGCCGGAACAAAGACGTAGGGGTCAGTTGCCTTGATTTCAGAAGTTGCAATAACGGGCATTGTCGTGTCCTGTGTAAGAGTGCGAAGAAAGGTCGATTACTTGGGACGGGAACGGAAGCGGATCTGAATGGTGGCAACGTGGGAAGTTGCAGTTCCACCCGGAACATAGAACATCCAGTTGCCGGCATCCAGCGTGTTTTGGCTATTGGAAAGCGAACGAGTCGCGCTCTCGGTAGAAACCACGATGGTTCCAATTGTGCCAGTTGCAATGTTGCCGGTTGCCATCATCGAGGTAAGGGTGGCATTCGGGGCGGCCGGAGTAATGGTGATGCCGTCGTTCGTACCCGCAGTGGTCTTCTGAATGGTGGCCGTGGTATCACCAGTAGAAGCCACCAGAGTTCCAACAACAATTGAGTCGATGATCAGGTTGCGATCCGCGTACAGGATCGGGACACGGGTAGTAGGAGCCGTGGGAAGAACCTCGCAAACAAGCTGCTGATCGTCGCGGTAGTACTGGGTGGGGAGAGAGTTTTCGCCGGCCATGAGTGTGCTCCTTGAGTTTCTAGTTTAGCGGGAGAATCGGCCGTCCGACATGGCTCGACCGAGTTCGTTCAACAAATCCTGGCGGGGAGACCCGCCAATGACAATGCCACCTTGCGGCAACCGTCGACCGGCTGCAACGGATGCGTAGAGATCCGGAGCCTGGTTCTGGAGATTCATCAGGTTGCGCTGGATAGAGTCCTCGTAGGACGCAGACTGAGCTTCCTGGGTCAGCCGGTTCATCCGGCCTTCCCGCTCGCTCTGCTCAAGGTCATAGATTGCCTTGCGAAGAAGCTCAGTCTCATCTACCCCCGCCGCCTTGTATGCAGCCTTCTTGGCTGCCATTCCCCCAAGCAACCCCAGAGCGGCAACCCCACCAGCCTTCAGTACGTTACGGGTAACAGCCTGCCGGCGAAGCGAACCAAACGCCTCGCGAGGCTTCATGCCCTTCTTGTACTTGAGCCCCCGCTTCTTTGCCAGTTCCTCGAGTTTCTTGGTGTACTGGACATCCCGCTCTTCGTTAGCCGCCTTCATCCGGCGACGCTGCTGCTCAAGCTGCATTCCCGCAAACCCGGGAGAGCCTTCCGCAGCGGGGCCCATTTCAGGCCCTGCGGGGAAAGGACCGACCCGGCTTGGATGCTCGTAAGCCTTCGGGAACGGACCGTGAATCTTCCCCTTGGGGAATGGGCCAACACGACTCGGGTGGGGGTAAGCCTTCGGATTTGCGCCAGCGCGAGGGTCAGCCTTCTTGCGGGAAGACGGCTTCTTCTTCGGCGGCTTCTTGCCGTCAAACAGAGTTGCACCCTTGGGGACAGGCTTTCTCTTAGCCACTGATCATCTCCGCCATCTGAATGACCTCAAGGGGAGACAGCGTTCGCTGAGACTGAAGAGCCGCAATCCTCGCAGTCTGCCCTGCAAGGATCCGATCAAGCTCCTGATCCCCTACGCTGCGAGCGCGTCGCGCACGATCCATCTTGTACGACACCTTCTCGAGCTCCGAGAGCATGTCGTCCTCGGCAATCAGATCAGTCAGGCTGCGGGGGCGCCCGGACATAAGGCCAGCCATATCGCCCATGTCGTCGCCCATCCCGCCGCGCATCATCTTGCGCTGATCGAACTCGTCTTGGATCTCGAGCTGGCGGCGCATCATTCGCTCCTGCTCCTCCTCGCTCGGCATTCCGTTGCCCGAAAGAATAAACGGAAGAGAGCCGGCAAGACCACCAGCAACAGTAAGTCCAAGAGGAGCAAGTGCAGCAAGGAACCCTGGCATTATGCGTTCTCCGTGAACACGATTGCGTCTTCCGCCTCAGGCGAACCGATGCGCCCCACCTTGCCTACCCAGCTGGTGGGGGACTTCCGCTCGACGTACACCAAGACATCCGACTCGCGCCAGATCGGATCGTACCGCACTTCCCACAGCCAACGCCGGATTCCCTTGGGCGTCAACTTGCTGAACTCCCGGTCCAGCGCCACCACCGGCAAGAACCCCTTATCCCCCACCAACCCAAAGCCGTTCTCCACCTCGGGGGTGACAAGTCCGACGCCGTACTTGTGCGCCATGTCACTCAGGAACCGGCTCATGACCTTCCAGTCCGCGATCATCAGTCGCCAGCCTCCGCCTTGCGCTCAGCAATCAGGCGAGCAAGCATGTCACCGGTCTCCCTGCTGCCGCGCCTACGAGCGGCCAGCATGCGAAGCGGACTCGTGCGCTCAGCCATGGCCTCTTCCTCGGCCAGGTCGCCAAGACCGACCATGTCCTCGATCAGACCCTGGCGACCACGGGAGCGACGGTTAATCAGGTCCATGAGCTCGCCGCTCTGGTCACCCATGCCGGCGATGCCCATTGCCTCCTGAAGCCCGCTGAGCTGTCCAGTCTGCTTGAACGCACGAACGGCCTCGAGGCCAGCCTCGTACTCCGACAGGTCCATGCCCGGCAAGACGTTGGCTGCCTTGCGGAGCAGGGAACGCTGGATGTCAAACGCCTCGATTGCCTTCTTGATGCCAATGCTCTGGAGCGTCTGCTCCGGCTCTTCGGCCTGCATCTGAGTCCTGCGCGCAACAAGCTGGGCGTACTTCGACCCCTCTCCCCGATTCTCAAACGTCTCCGCCGCAGAGGCAAGGAGCATCTTCAAGGTAGACACGGGGACCTTTGCGTCGGCCGCAAGCCTTGCAATCTCCGCCTTGTCCGCGCTGCCGGAGAGCGCCTTGTTCACGAGGTCGGCAGCACGAGCGGAGTCAAAGTCGCGAATGCCCATCTGCTCCAGCGCCCGAACGGTGCTGTTGGCGATTCGGCCCTTGAGGACATCGGTCATCTCGACTGCGTTCATTTCCCCACCAACCGCCATTGCGGAGGGAGTCTTGTACCAGGAAGCAGCCCCGAGCCGGCCGAAGTTGGTAGGGGACAGCTTCAGGAACTCAATGCCCGGTGCCTGTCCAGCATTCACCGCATCGCGGATGGAAGTGAAGTCGGGCGAGGCGGGGTTGAGGAAGTCAAGGCCACCGATCTGCTCGCCGTAGAACCTCTCGAACGCGCTGATGTTCGACTTGTTGCTCTCATCGTCAAGCATCGCGGCGTACTGATTGGCAAACGCACGAGCGCGAGCCTGGCTCTGCTGCTCGACGTTCATCGTCCGGCTGAGGTTCTGCTCCGCACCGTTGATGATCCGCTCGACACCCTCACGGGTCTGTCCTTCCATTGACTGCTTGAGCGCAAGAGCCATGGAAGTCTTGGACTTTCGTCGGAGAAGATCACGCTCTTCAGCCATAAGACCCGAGAGCACGTCAAGCATCCCGGCCTCGCGGGCATTCTCTGCCTGCACCCGGATGTTCTCGATCTCAAGGTCGTACTGCTGAATACGCGCAGCCTGCTGCTGCGAGAACTTCTGACTCGCCTCGCGCTGGGAATTGGCAAACTCCTGAGCCTTTGTCAGCTGCTCAAGCTCGAGCTCATTGCGGAATCGATCACGAGCCATCTCGTGCTCGCGTCCAGCGGCGATGTCCTGCATGCCACGCTCAAACTGATAGCCAGACTGCGCCATGCGAGCCTGGTCCATTGCCAGCTGCTGCTGGCGGTAGGCCTGCTCGGCATCAAGAGCCTGCTGCTGCATGCCCATCTGCTGCATCTGGTTCATCTGCTGCAGACCCTGAGCACGGTTGAACTGCTCCTGGTTAACCATGTCAGAGTAGGCCTGATGGCCTCCGGGAGTGATTGCGCTGCCGATCTGACTTGCCATTACGCGAGTCTCCCGAAGAGGTTGCTCATGCCCGGCGACATGTAGTCACGACGGTTTGCGCCAGTCACATCTACCGCACGAACCATCGTCTCAAACAAGGACAGCGGTCCGAAAGGCTGGCTGTTGATGATGTTTGCAGCCAGCTGATTGCCGCTAAGGACGTAGTTCAACGCGGTTGCCTGCGCGTTCTGCATCAGGCTGCTGTTGAACTGAGCCATGTTGTTGTAGAAACTGGAGATCTGCTGCTCGTTCTGCGCCTGAAGCGCGGCCTGCTGACCCCCGAGCTGTCCGATCATCTGTCCGATGCCGATACCAAACTGACCCAACGTACTTCCGGTCGTGCTTTCCATCTGCGCGATGTTCTGGTCCAGCGCAAGCAGGGTGTCGCGTGCGCGCACACTTGCCTGAGCAGCAAGGCTAGAGCTCTGCTGGCGCATGCTCTGCTGCAACTCGCTGCTCATGATGTCCTTCTGCTCCTGCGTAAGGTCATCACGCCGGGCAATCTGGTCAAGCTCGTTCTTGTACTGCTGCTGGACACCCATCACCTCAGCTGCGGTGTGTCCACGGTAATTGGCATCAAACCCGGAACGAGCCTGACGCATGGTGTCAATGCCCTGATCCATGCGCTGACGAGCTTCGTCAAGACCGCTAAGCATCTGGCTCTTTGACTGCTCAAAGAACCGATTGCCCTGGTCGGCAGCCTGGCGCATCTGCTGTGCCTGCTGGTCCAGCATGCCCATGTTCTGGCCAGCCGCACCCCGCGCGTCCTGGACCATCTGCCCTGCGCCCTGCATGCTGCCAAACAGGTTTGCAAGAAGTCCCTGATAAGCACCGAACTCCTGCTGACGAGCAGCCTCGGCACGCTGGTAATCGTTGGCAAGAGCTCCTGCAAGAGCCTGCCCGTAGGTCGGGACAAAACCCCCACCAGGCCCCTGCTGGGGACCGCGCTGCCAGTAGGAGTTCTCGTTGTAGTTCGTAAAGCCGGGGGCAGACGCGGAGTAGGAAGGGTCGCGGGGGGCGTGCTGCCATCCGCCGTAGTTAGGAGCACCGAACCCGCCCTGCTGCTGCTGACCAAACAGCCCGGCAAGAGCCTGCATGAAGTTCTGGCCGCCTTGCGACTGTGTTCCAAACGAGGATGAGAAGTTAGGAAACGCGCTCACAGCGTGCCTCCAAACCGATTCCGGAATCCACTGTACTCACGAGGGTCGTAGACCTGGCTAGGAGTTCCAAAGCGATCCCCAGGCTTTTTTCCGGCAGGCTGCTGATTGGGATTAGGCAGAAGACCGGGAGCTGCCACAGGTCCACGGGGAGCCGGATTTTGCCGACCACCGCTAGCCTGGCCGAACTGACCCATTCTTGAATTTCTGCGTTCCAGGGCACCACGCATCCGAGTCTCCTGCTCGAGGTTGGTGTTGCCGCCGTCGTATCTAACTCCAGTCGGAGAAGGCATGCGTCGAGCTTCCATGAGTCGTTCGCTCAAGCTCATAGGACGCTGCTGCGCGGCCTGCTGCATCCCCCCGAACAGACCGGCCAGCTGGGAGAAGAAGTCGCCACCAGTTGGAATGTTGCCGTAGGTCGGAGCAGGAGCAGGCGGCGTGACCTGCGGCGCATTCATCGGGTTGTTGTAGGTAATGCCCCCCGTCATCGGGTCGATGTACGTCGGCCGGATGTACTGACGGTCGTTGATTGAATTGAACATGGGGATAAAAGGCATTACAGCGTCCTCCTGCTTCGGTCTGTCGGGAGCATTCTACCCTTTACCTGAGCCCCCACCAGCCTGTATTTGACGTTCGGGAACCAGGTTTCCACGGACGGGAACCACCACTGGGCAAGGGCTCCGTGCTTGCCGAATGCGACCCAGTTAGGCGTGTCGCCTCTCTGAATTGATTGGGCGATCAGGGTACCGTCAGCCTTCGCCGGCAAGCCGGTAACCAGGGGCGTAGTTTCGTTCTCCCGATACAGGCTCCCACGCCAGTACCGATAGGCGGACTCCTCGCCGGAAGACCCCACTACATCAGCAAACACCGCGCCAATGCTGGTGGGCTGCTTGGTCACAAACTCCTCGTCCTTGCTATCAGCCAGCTGCAGCGGGCCTCCCGTCCACCGGAAGTACACGGGGGACAGCACAATCTCGCCCTCGCACACGGGCGTAGTCGCGGAGTTCAGAATCGGGTTCTCGCTCGCAACCGTAATACCGGTGCTCGTTGCGTTGATGATGACTGCCTTAGATCCGTTCTTGGACGTATCCGTCGTGTTCGCGATGTACACCATCTGCCCGATGAGGTACGACGCCCGTGCGTCAGTGCTCATTCCAAACGGGTTGGCGCCTGAAACAGCGACGCTGATCCCGTTGGTGCGGGTAATAGAGGTGCACTCGGTATTCCAGTAGGTGTACGAGACGCCGGTGGTAAACGTGCCGTTGGCGCACACGTGCGTTCCGGAGACATCGCCACCCGTATCCATCATGTAGACGGGCTGGTCTGCCGCCTCGAGTCGGAACTTGTCTCGGTAGTCCTTCGAGGGAGTAAACACAGCGGGCCTGAAGGAGGTGTTGCTAACCGCATACGGAAGCGGGGCATTCTGCACGAACACCGACCGAGGCTGCAGTTGTCCGCTCTCCTCGACCCAGCCCTGCGTGGTCTTGGCAAACACCATGTCCCGCAGCTCGGTTACGACCCCAGTCGAGAACCACATCTGCACCGAGGTCTGCTTGACCGGGTTCAGGATAAACAAGCACAGCGTTGCAGGGTCAAACGACATACTTACCCTGCTGAGCTCGGTGGAACCGGTGGTGTCCGAATACCACTCTTCGCTGACGATCTGATTGATCGAGCGAACGTCGTCCAGGCGACCGTCCGGATAGATCGCTTTGAGCCCCCTCGAGTTCAGGTAGTACGTAACGGGTCCGACAGTCGCGGCAGCGTAGGGTCCGGTGATTCCGTAGCCCTGGTGCGCCGCAAGCGCGCGAACGTATCCGTTCTCCTTGTTGAACAACTGAATGCCGGTCTTGGTAAACCCGGCCATCACCTGCCCGGTCCTGCGGAAGGCGACCACCGCATCCCCCACCGCCGAGGGCCTGTAGATCCCGCTGGCGGTAAACATCTCCGGGCTGTCAGAACCGCTCGTGCTCCACCTCGTCTCGCCCGTGCCGCTTGAATCCGCTGCGCTGTCGCTGATGCTTCCCACCAGCATCGTGCCGTCAAGCAGCGCGCCCGCTCCTCCCTTCGGCATGGTCGTGCTGTACGCGGGCTTGTCCAGGAACACGTCCTGCATCACAAGCGCAGTGTCCGTCAGCTGGTACGCGTACCGGAAGTAAGTCCACTTGGAGTCAGAGCTCAGCGGGTCTGCACCGCTGTTGTCGTTGGTCACGTCCTGCATCTGCGCTTTCGTGACCGCGTAGGACGAAACGGTGATGCTGGCCTCAAGCTGCAGGATTCCGTTCGTGAACGCACCAGCCGCATTCTCGGTGCGAACGCTCCGATAGATGTTCACCGTGTCGAACTTCGTGTTCTCTAGGTACCCGTCAACGAAGAGAGCATGGTTTGCTCCGCTAAAGGTCACCGCCTCGTTCTTGGTGATCTGGCTCTTTCGTCCGCTCCTGCTGTCCTCAAACTGCACGGCAAGGCTGTAGTGACCTGCAGCAATCTTCGGCGCAGTCGAGATGTTGGAAATGGTTGTTAGGTGGTTTGACGTGTAGCTGGTGACAGAAGTAAAAGAGAACACGACTGCACCCTGCACGTAGTTTGTGTGGGTAGTCGTGTCGACCAGAGAAGCAGCAGCGTGCTTTGTAGTTCCCTGGAACTGAGAAGTCTCGGCACTTGACTTCACCAAAATGCCCGGACCAGCGTCAAGCACAGAGACCGTCGTGTTCGTACCGTCTGCCTTGAAGTAGATGACCTTCGGCGTGGTTCCCTTTGCAAACACGTAGACCGACTTGCTCGTCGTCTCTACGCTCATGATCGCAGTGCCGGCGTCCGAGAGCACGCTTCCGTTTGCGGCCGTGATCCCCTCCCGGACTACGTACGTACTCCAAGTCGCAGTGCCGGACTGCAACGCGTTGTACGCGACCAGCAGGTCATACGTATCTACGCACGACCCACTCGTATCAGCGCGGCGAACAAGGTACACGTACCCGTACACGCGATAGCTGGTCCCGGCCAGCACGTTGAATGACCAGAAGTCAACAACCTTGCAGCGGTGCGCGGTAGTGCTGTACGGGTTTGAGCTGACCCAGCCGGTGGCAGTGTCAGGCGTAAACCGGTACACAAACTTGAATCCGTGGAACGGAACGAGTCCGCCGTTGTTCGAGCCGTCGACCCCCACCAGCTCAGCAGAGGATCCCGCTGGCGTACCGGTACGTGCGGATGCCTTGCTCTCGCTGGTGTTGAGCAGCGAATAAGTCCAGGTGACGTCGGTTTCTGGGACCTGCATTTCTCGATCTTACCCCTTCCATTTCCCCAACGGACAAGTCGCGCCCGGCATTTCCCACTTGACCTGCAACCGGCTGCGCTCCCACTCGGGGCACCCGCAGCTCTTGCAGTACCAGTTGTCCTCGTCCGTCTTCTTGCAGCTCTCGCACCCCTCGCACTCCGCCCGTCGACCCTGGGCTACCTCGAGGCTGGTGGGGCCAGCAACCCGGCTGACCTCCGCCTTTACGTACTCCACTGCCTTCTGGGCAATCGTGTGCTTCTGGAACGAGTCAATCCTCAGCTCCCCGGTCGACGTGTCCTGGACCATCTGGTAGGCGTAGCCGTTGATGATCAGCCTCATCTGCTTCTCTGCCATTACTTCATCCTCCAAAATGCGTCAAGACGACCCTCCGCTCCGGCGTTGCAACCAAAAGTGGTGGTAGCCGCAGGATTCGATGTCACACGGTAGTAGTAAAGATTGCAGTTGTCGATGCACGAAAGCGGTTCACCGCAGCACTCAAACCCACCGGTACACACGAATGTTCCAAACGTGCACTGGCCGTCGACGTTCAAGCATGCGGTGCTGGGCGTCTGGCCCGTGCAGCTGAAGCACTCGTTGGTGCAGACGTAATACAGCTGCCGACTTCCGGTGAAGTCAGAGATCGTGACGGTTTGAGTTGCCGGGCTACCGCTGCAATAATTGAAATCCTGATATGCGGATGCACGGATTGCATCCGGGTCTCTGCTTGCATTTGTCTCGGCAGATGGCGCTTGATTGATGCTGAACGCGCCAGCCATGTACTTTGACCAGTCCAAGTAGAGATCAAGGGTTCTGTCAAAGACATTGAACGTAGGCTCAAATGCGCCAAAGTCCGAAGTGTCTTTGTTTACAACCTTGGTTCGACGAATTACAAAATCTCTGGCAGCCTCTTCGCTTACGTTGGACGAGTTCTCATCGACAAACGATCCGACTTCCGGATACTGCTCAGACCACTGATTGATGAATCCAGTGATCATAAATGGACCGCCAGATCCTCGAACAATCCCCCTTGGAGGCAGAGTCTCGCCCCTAAAGAACATTGGGACTTCGCTGCTAATCGTCCATCCGGTCGGAGCGGTACTGTCTACGCACGTCGTATTGACGTATGTCCTTGCGATGTTCCTGGTGTCCTTCAGAAGTGAGTCGCGAGTAAAGATGGTTTCCCAGTAGTTGAGTGTGCCAGCCGAGGACTCTCCTGCCGTGGTCCATCGATAGGTAGACCGAGCTTCAATTTCTGACGAGATGCTTGATGCGTTGATCGCGGTAGCCGCAGCCAGCAAAGTTACTTCACTAACCTGAAATGACTTTGTGCCGGACTCGTTGAAGATTCTCAACACTCCGTTGGTGTTCTCGAACAACCAAGTATCGGTCCCTGACTTGCGACGAATCCTCAGTCCAGGCAGGTCACGCTGCGCAACTGCTAACCAGTCGTAGGAACAAGCGCCCATGGAGACAGGAGTCGTGTCTCCGTCTACGGCGAAACGAGGCTGGACATACGAGTCGTATTGCTGCGGGTTGCACATGGCAAGTCCCGAAACATCAAAGCCATCATCAGACGGAATGCTGGTCAAGTCGTAGTAAACGCTCAGGATGTCTGCATCAACAACGGTAGCCGGATCAAATCCGGGTGTGTACGAATACCGGTACCAGCGAAGCCCGACCGAGTAGCTTCCCTGAGTAGATTGAGTAAGCGGTTGCTCTATTTCAAGAGTGCTTGAAAGCCCAGCAGCCAGAACACCAGAAGAGCTTACGAGCCGCCCGCGAGTTCTTGTTCCGCATCCGTAGTCGTGGTCTTGGGTAAGAACTTCCGCGGTGTACTGATGCGAGAAAGTTGCGGTGCCGGAAAAAGTAAGGGTAGACGAAGGACCTTCCGGAGGATCAATCAGATCGGGCGTACCGCAGTACCCAACGCACCGTCCGACTACCTGCAAGCCGCCGGGCATCATTAGCAGGTACCCGTAATCGGATTGGGCGCGCTGAACCAGTAGGTGCTCGTACCGGAAACATCGCTGGTCAGCTCCATCCTGACCCACGCATTTACCGGAACGGATCGAACGTAGTAATTGGTTGCAGTGCCGCCAATGCGATCTCCGCCAGTCACGGTAATCCCGTATGCAGACGTACTCGTATTCTCCTTCTCGAGGAGGTTGTATGCAGTCACGTCAGAACCAGCGGAGCCAGCGCTGTAGGTGGTTACCGTGTACTGCCAAAGAGCAATCGTTCCCGTTGGCCTTGTGACTGACTTGATCTTTCCGTACACAAGAGACGAACCGCCCCCACCACCCGTGTCCTGATACTCGATCTGGGCAGTGCCCGTAGGCGTTTCGCTGACAGACAGCAGCCCCGTACCGATGAAGTTCAGGGTGGAGATGTTTGTGAGTGCGATGCTGCCCGGAGTGCCGGTCGTCCAGGTTCCGTTGACGTTGATTGCCGTCGGTGCAGTAGCCCCAGTCCCGCCGATGTTTATGATCGGCGGCGGGATCGACGGGAGCGTAATGGTCGGAAACGTAATTGTCGGATTCTGGAGATTCGGGAACGTAAGCGGCGGGACAGGAAACTGCATGTTGCTCGACCCGTATGGCTTGGTCGAGTGATACAGCGCGGCAGATCCTTCTCCGCCAATGACGTCCTGGGCTCCAAAGACCTCTACCTGGTTGAACCCCTTCATCCTGAAATCTTGGGGGTCTCCGATAGGCATCAGATTCTCCAGGGCTGGGTGAGCTGGTTGTCCACCGTGTCCTTCTCCCACGCCTTCGGCATGCGCATCTGAAGGTTGCTGTAGTGGTCCATCAGCGTCTTCATCGAGTCGCGGTACGCAGCCTGAATCATGCCGAAGTGCTCACCGCTCAGCTTCCGGTAGCTGGCAAGCTTAAGCGCACTGGCCGCCGCAACCGCCTCGTACAGGTTCTCGTGCCCTTCGGGCGCGATCTCGAACGCCGGCAGGTTTGCGTTTCCAGTCGCGTAGGTAAACGGCTGACGAAGCGTGAAGTTCCAGACAGCAGATCCAGCGGCAGTCGGAGTCCACGAGGTGATGATTCGCTCCTCAATCGGTGACGTAGAGGCCGACGGAAGCAGCCTCATCATCTGTCCGACGTATGCGCTAGGACGCTTGTCCCATTCCCCCACCGTAGCCGCAGAGCTGATAGTGATCGTGCCGCTCTTCTTGTCCGTGTTCAGGAAGAAGTTTGCACCGGTCGTGGAGTTGTACGCAGGGCTGTAATCGCCGCTGTGGATGTACCACAACTCCATGCTTGCGTAGTCCGCGTTGGGGTACGGAAGAAAGCTAAGGACGTTGCCCTCGATCTTCCAGTTCGGGCCACGCAGGTTGTACAGGCCGCGGGGAATTGACTCCTGCAGCACGCGACCGCTCTCGTCCATGTAGCAGATACGCCACACCTCGCCGATGCAGGGTGGCAGCTGGTAGTCCGCGACGTTGTAAGTCAGCGGCATGGAAAGACGCTGCATTACCAGCCCGGTTGAGCTGTTGTTCACGCGACTCATCACGCTTGCAAACGCAGGTCGAACGGTATGACGAAGGATGTAGTCATCCGAGTACTTGGCCTCGAGATCCGGATCGTCAAGGAATCCGCGAACGCGCTCAATGACTGTCTTTAGCAAACTGCCGCTTGAGTCCACGTCAGGCTCCCTTCTTTGCCAAGTTCACCAGCTCGCTTGCCGTCTCCGCCATCGCACTGCCCGAACCGGTCGATCCCCAAGGGACCTCACCGTTCTCCAGGGCCTGGGCGCTCTCCTCCATGCCGTGCGTGCGCATGTACCGCACCGCGTTCTGCCGGCTGTACGCCTTCTGCTCCGCCTCGTGCGACTTCAGCTGCGCGGCCTCCCGCATGTTCCGCCGCATCTCCTCGACCATCTCCTCCGCAGGCTTGCACCTACGCAGCAGCGCGGACCCCACCAGTCGACCGCTACCGGCAATGTCGGGCGCAAGGGTCATCGTCGCCAGCTCCAGGCAGGTGGGGGTCGTCGACTCGCTGGGCTTCCAGAGCCACTTGCAGAGCACCCACGTTTCCTCGCGCCGATGGCGATACACAAACAGGTCCTTGATCCCGGTCAGCCTGCGGGCGTACCGGATCCAGTCGCCGTCCGGCCACAGTTCGTGGTCTTCGCCAAGCGTCAGCCCACCCATCGCCATCTTGGGATCATGCACAATCTCGATCTCGGTCATGACATTCCTCCGCCCCGCCGAAATCGAGCAATGACCTTGTTGTATTCCTCTCGAGTCATGCCAGGACGGGGACTAGTTCCTGTGATCCTCTTGTACATATCTACCTCCGCCTGTGTCAAGCCCCTTCCTGGACCAGATGCAGGCTTAGGCGCAGGCCGCGGCAACCGCTTGGGCTTCGGCAGCTCAGGAGAAACATTCGGTGCTTCCCTGATCTTCCGTTCCAGAATCTCTCGCCAGCTCGGTTCGGGCTTCATCGCTTCTTCGCCATCTTCCTGAAAGTCTCAGCGAGCTTGTGACGCCTGCTTCCGGGCGGGCACGTGGGACCGCCAAACTTTGGACCGGTGCAAACGCCAGCCGTGCCGCGCTTCTTGATGCTTGCCCTGACCTTGCCGATCCAGTTGGTGGGGTTCTTCGCCACGACATGCTCCTTATCGAAAGTGGGGCCGGCCCTTCGACCGGCCCCTGCGGGAGTCCCTGCCCGCCCACCCCTCGGTGGTTCAGTAGCCCTTGGTCTTGCCGAACGACATGCCCTTGGCACGACCCTTCAGCTTCAGGCTCTTCTTGAAACCGCCAGCCGTAGGAAGACCCTTCGGCTTCTTGGTGTTCAGCTTAAGACGACGCTTGAGTTTCTTCATCGGGTTCATCACTTGCAGCCTCCCTTGCAGTTGCACATGCTCTTGCCGCAGCTCTTGCAGCCCTTGACCTTGATCTTCTTAGCCATTGCCGAGTCTCCTTAGCCGCCGAATCGGCGACACCTTCTTGCCGAACGCGCCGTGCATACCAACACGGCTCTTCTCCGCCTTCTTCCTCGCCAGCTCCCCCCCACCCATCTCGCCCTTCGTCTTGGGCGTCTTGCTGCTCACGCGGCGGGTGGGGCGGCAGTACTCATTCGATCCGCCTGCGCCGCACGGCTTGCCCGTCTTGGTGTCCTGCCACTTCTCCGCACCCCACCTCTTCAGGTTCGCACCGGCTTGCGTCTTACGCACGTTGCCGCTGGCCTTTCTGCACTTGGCCGTGGCCTGCGCTGCACGCGCCGACCACTTGCCGTACGAGGCCATCACCTTGCGGTAGCACGCGTCCTTCGCCATGTCAGCACTTCCAAGCTCTGCGCGCCTTGCGCAAACGACTGTTCGGGTCCTTTGCAGCCTTCGGCCACATCTTCATCTGGCCCGCCGATCGAGCACAGAACGAGTCGCGACGAGATCCGCCCTCGGGTTGCGGACGCTTGAGGTTTCCGCCCGTGGCGCGGTTGTACGCACGCCGCCCGAGCTCAGTAAGCCCGCCAGCGGGATTCTTGTGCTTGGCCTTGAAATCGAAGCGCTTCTTCGCCACGGTCAGTATTACTCCCCAAATTCTTTAAGGATGAGGCGCTTGAGCTCCTCGGCTCTAATGTTTCGCATCTGACGGGGACCGATGAACTTGCGGCTACCTTCCTTCACAAGCTTCTTGAGCTGGGACGAAGGACGAGACGAAACATCCTTGCCGGCCTTTTCCATCTGCTCCCGCGTGTTACTCCAGTTCCTGTTGTAATCGCGAGTCAGGGTGGAACCCGCCTCCGCAACCTTGCTGCTTGCGTTAAGAATTCTTCGCTGAACCTTGCTGAATCCGCGGGGGTTCTTGCCCTTGACCTTGATGCGCTTTGCCATGTGATTACTTCTGGGTAAGGAGGTAACGGGTCTTCTGGACGAGAGCCAGCATCTCGTCACGGATGTTCATAAGCGACGTCTCGTTCTCGCCGATGTCGGACGGGATCTCGTTGCGCAGCACGCCCTCAAGCGTGGACAGGATCTTGCTGGCGTCCCCACCAACCGTCAGCGTGGTGTTCGGGGACAGGATGCCGCGACCCTTCGCGCCGACCGCAGTCTCGACGAACGTGTCGATCAGGCCGTCCAGGCCCTCGTACGCCCCGCCCAGAGCCATGTGCTCGGCGTGGCTGAAAGTGAGCCAGTGCTGTAGGCGCAGGGACTGCTGTGCCTCCATGAGCTTGAAGATGCAACCGCACTTGGCAGCCTGCTTTTGCGCGGGCTTGGTGGGTGCCTCGGGCGGGTTGACGATGCGGATTGCCATGCGTCCATTTTAGCAAAGAAGAAGGGGTGTGCCCCGAAGGACACACCCCTTTTGTTACTCCGACTCGGGGCGGCTATCAGTCGCCGTACACCTTGTCGTAGGTCACGCCATCAAGCTTCATGCCGGCGGGCTGATCCGGGACAAGCTGCATGCGCAGCATGCCCGGCATCTGAGCGCCTTCCGTCAGGAGGCTGTTGCCGCTGGCACCGCTCGTCTTGGTGATCGGCACCTTGATCGTGGAGTATCCGAGGGCCGGGGCCACGAACTCGAACGGAATGAAAGCCTCGGCCTTGTCGAACTTCTGGGTGCCCTTCGGGCTCGGCGGAACGTACTTCTTCCAGTTCGCGCCACCCTTGCGGAGACCGTAGACCGTGCCGTTCTCGATGTAGTTCGAGGTGTAGCCGGTGTACGTGCGTCCGTCGAAGGTGAACTTGAAGCCTTCCTGGCTGCCTTCGTTGGTGAGCGACGAGAGCTTGCCGGTACGGTCCAGGTTGTACTGGCCGATCTTCTGGCTCTCGTAGTTCAGCCACACGCCGTCGCTGGCGATGAGGCAGTCGATGTACTGGCCGTACTTCTCCTTCGCACGGTGGAAGCCGCGGAGATACTGACGCATCTTGTGCTCGGTCAGCGTGCCGACCGAGGACTTGAAGAACGACTTGAACTCCGGGTGCTTGTCAACGTCGATCTGGTTGTCAGTCGAACCGTCGGCGTCAGTACCAAGAAGGTTGCCGGTCTTCTTGAGCCAGCTGTTGATGCCGGCGATGCCGTAACCACGACCGTTGGCGTACGTGAAGTAGCCGGCAGTCGTGATGCTGGTACCGGTGGTGTCCTTGCCGAGGACCGTGATGATGACCTGGTTCTTCACCTCGTCAACACGGGTAACAAAGGCGTTGTTACGAACACTGGCAGTCTCGTTCACGCGAACATCGGCGTTCGTGTAAACATCCACGCGCATGCCGACCGCATAACGGTCGATGTTGCCTTCACCGGGGGTGAAGGTGTACGTGGTGTTGCCGGTCGTGGAGCTGTACGCAATGCCGCTGCCGCTGGACAGGGTCGCGGACGGGCTACCAAGCTTGTAGCTGGTGTTGTCCGAGATGTACCAGTAGTTGCAGAGCGTGTGCGCGATCAGGCGAGCGTGACCCTCGAGCTTGGGCGCAAGGATCTCGCCGATGAACGCCGGGGTCGCCTCAGCCTGCATCTCACCGAGGGTGACGAGCAGGTTGGAAACCATGGCCTTCATGCCGATGCCAAGGCGGTACGGCTTGGCCATAGCGCCTTCAACAGCGTCCGGCCAAGTGTTCGTAAGGCCCTGGGTCTGCATCTTGTCCGCAACGTTAATGACGGTGTTGTCACCGTACAGAACGAAGTTGTTGCGGGTGTCAGCCATCTCCAGCACGCCAGCCATCGAGCCCATGTAGATCTTGAGGATCTTCATGTCGCGACCGATCAGGTTGGACTGACCGACGCCCTGGCTGGAAACCGTGGTATCCCGCCACGCCGGGTCGAGGGCCGGAAGGAACACCTCGATGTTCTTGTTGAGGATCTCCTGAATGCGCGTGCTCTGCGCATTGAAGAGAGAGTAGGTAGGTGCAAAAGGCACGGTAGTTGTCTCCGGTCACAGACCGGTTAGAGGCGATGAATCAGACCTTCGTTTCCCCACCAGCAGATACGTCTGCTGCAAATCGGGAAAGCGCGTCCACGTTGAACTCTCGAACGCTCTTGTCGACCGCGCCTCGGTCCATGCCCTTCTGGAATTCGGGGGCCTTGACCTCAGGCTTGGACTTCAAGAACTCGAGCTCGCCCTCTGTTTCCGGCGACCGGCCGAGGCCGTCGATATCGCCGATTACCGTGCGATAATTTCCTGCAACAGCCTTCGCCGCCTTCGCGGCTTCGTCCGCGACCCAGTCCTCACTGAACCGTCCGCCCTCGGCATCACGCCGGGAGTAGAGGTTGCGGAGAGTGGTCTCGCGGACCTGCTCCTGCAGAGCTCGCCAGGCACCCGCCGCATGATCGCGGCCACGGGTCTTGTCGAGCGTTTCCAACATCTTAACGATCTCCGGGTTCCCGTCAATAGCGGAAACCACGTTCTTGTCCATCTGTTCCTTGAGCAAACGCAGGCGCAGCTCGTTGGTCTGCCGCAGAGCAGCCTCTGCCCGCTCCTCAGCAGCCCGCGTGGACTTCTTCATCATCTGCTCGATCTGGGCTTCCTCGCTCACGTCAGCCTCCTGGTCACCGCCTTCATCGCCATCCACGTACTCCTGCGCGTACTGACGCGCTTCTTCGTCGCTGAATCCGGCGCCGCGCAGAACCTCGTACGCCGCCTGAACGTCCGGGCTCTCACCACGCATCAGCTTCGTTGCGTTCTCCCGGAACCGCTGCAGTCCCTGGACCTGCTGCTCCATCTCCTTGGCCCGGTTGGCCTGCTCGATCAGGTCTCCGACCTTGATCACGCTGCCATCTTCCAGCTCAAGCTCGGTCTCCATGTCGATGCCGTCGTCGTTCTGCTGTTCGTCAGACATTCATTGCTCCTCGAGGGGGTTGTGCCATCGGACCCGCCCCACCAGCCATCTGGGGATTGACGACTGCGACGTCGTCCGGGTTGGGAACCATGGCGGGTAGGGACTGTCCCATGAACGAGATCAGGGACTCACGGTACGACTTGAACGCGTCCTGCACGGCAGGGCTCGCCAAAGTCATGATTGGGTTGGACATGAACGCGCTCAGCACGCGCAGCTGCAGGTCGGGCCGCGCCGTGTGCGGGGTCACGACAATCTGCTGGCTCTGCTGGCCGTCGCCGTAGAGCAGGAGGATGTTGCGGATGATGCTCTCATACGCGCTCTTCTCCTCCTCCATCCACATCGCAAAGTCGATGCCCTCCTTCAGCGCGAACAGCTTCAGGCCCTCCGGGTCGGTGACGCCGGCCTGCAGCAGGCCCATCGCCTCCTGCTTCCGCACCACCTCGCTGCGGGGGCTCGTGTCCTTGACCGTAAAGCTGATCTGGCTGAAGTTCGGGATCGGGTTCTTCTTGAAGTTGACAGTCCCATCCTCGGGGTCGATCACCGCACCCGCAAGGTCCAGCGTCAGCTTGTTGACCGGCAGCGCACGGTCGCTGACCAGCATCTCCCTGCTCGCCTTCTGAACCAGGCTCTTGTACATCCCGCCGAACGCAGACTGCACACCGCTGGTGGGGTTCGTCATCGCCTTGCTGATCTGCTCGTCGAGGAACTGCAGACCGCTTGCGCTGTCTACGCGACCCTTCTCCGCAAGCAGATCCTGCACCGGACTCAGGCTGTCCACGATCGACTTGGCAAACTGCGCGACCTTGCCCGGCACATCACCCGCGTTGTGCGGAGTAATGACCAACGGCTTGAAGTCGTCGCCGAGAATCGAGTCCTTGCTGTAGCTCAGGTACCGCAGGCCCTTGCCGATGTCGCGCATGACGGCGCGCTCGTTGATCGTGCCCTGCGGCATGACCAGCACGCCGTACTTGTCGATGTCGCGGATGTTGTTAAACAGGCTCTTGAGCAGCCGCTCCATCTCGCGCACGATGCCGAACATCAGGTCGAACAGGCCGGCACCGTGGAACGTGCCGTTGTCCATGAACCGGGCAAACCCGATCGGGCAGTACGTCTCGACGTCGCTTAGGTCGCGGTCCTCGAGCACGATGTTGCCGCTCGACACTACGTACCGACCAACCGTTCCGCGCGGACCGTCAAGCCACAGCTCCCGCACCTTGACGACCTCGAGCTCGTTCTTGCCGGGGATGCCGTTGAGCGCACCGCTGCTCGCGCTGTTCAGCACGTAGCCGTTGCCCGGAGCGTCCGCAGGCTCCTCCATGTCGTGGCCGTACTCCCAGCTCCACGCGTCCATGCGCTCCTTGTTCTTCTCGATCACCCCGTTTCCGAACCGAGTGCGCAGGAACTCCATAGGCACCACGCGCTGGCGGATCAGACCGCGTGCCTTCGTGTGGTCCTGGCCGAGGCTAGGAAACGGCAGCAGCTCCTTCGGGTGGACGACCTCGAGATCGGCGCTCAGGCCGATGGTCGGGTGATCCACCATGTGCCCGGTGATGCCGCACGAGCCGAGCAGAGCGAAGATGTAGTTGAAGTCTCGCTTTACCTTCTCGAGCTGCTGGTCGCTCACGACCGCATCCGCCACGAGCTGCGCGACGCTACGCTCGCGAATGCCCGCAAGGCTAAAGCCCTGGCGCAGCGCACGCGGACGCAGGTCCATCGTATTGAGGCGAGCAGTCGTCTTGTCGATGATCGACATGAGCTCCGTGCTCTGGAACTCCATGTTGCCGTCCTCGTCGAGGTAGTACGGCACGACACGGCTGGTGCGCGGATCGAACACGTCGAACCGGCGGAAGCCGTTGAGGTAGTACCACGCGAGGATCCACAGCGTCCGGCGGTACGTGATCTTCGTCAGCTCGCGCTCGACGTGCTGGTCAATGATCTGACCAAGCTGGTGCTTGTCCTTGGGTAGCGGGTAAACTTCAGTTGCCATCTGGGTTTCGCTTCCTCAGGGACTTCCAACCGGGCGGCATCTCCTCGAAGAGCTCGACGCCCTTGAGGTTGAACGCTGAACTAGGCGTCGGATCCGGCGTCGGCACCTTCTGCGTCGAGGGTGTCGCCTTCATGCCGTCCGGCACCTGCTGCCCATAATAAGACTGGGCCAGCAACTGGAAGTATACGAAAGGGATCGTGACGTAGAGCGGATTAGACGCGCGTTCCTCGTTGGGCATTGTCGTTTCTCTCCATGCTGTTGATGATGTTGTCAATCCCTATCTGGCCGAAGGGCATGGCTTCCACGTTCCGCATGCCCCCCACCAGCTGGTCGTGAATGCTGCCGTCCGCCAGCATCTGGTCGAAGTCGAGCGGCGCAGGTCCCTCGTGGGCGGTCTGGCGGTCTAGCCGGCCCCTGACCACGAACATGCTCATGGCCACGGTGTCGATGAAGTCGTCGTGCTGCAGGCCACCGCTCTCCGCGTCCGGGTTGAACTGCTCGATCTGGTCGAACAGAAGCCGCCACGGAAGCTGACCCCTGCGCCACGTGGGGAACTTTATGAGCCCGTGCTCGAACCGGTAGTGCAACGCGTTGATCTTGGCCGTCTTGTCCAGCGTGCCCACCCGTAGAGGGATGATGCGGGGAGGGGTTTCGCCCGTCACCTCTGCCGCCTTCTGGCGAACCATCGACTCCATGGCGCTGTACAAGCCGAACGACTGGCGCACCACTTCCGGGTGGATTGTCGGGCAACCCCACCTACCGGCCATGGCAAACGACTGCTCAATCAGCTTCTGCTCCCGGCACTGGGACCCCCACGTGTCCAGCACGAACAGGCACGCGTCAACCGGGTCGTACCCCATGAGCGTACAGACCTTGAAGTCGCTGTCGCTCGTCGCCGTGTAGCTGGTGTCAACAGTGATGAACATCCGGACCCTGTCCTTCAGGAACTGGGCCAGCGGCATCTTTTCCTCAATCCCGCTCTTCCCATTCCAGCAAATCGTTGCTTCGCTGTTCTTGGGATCCGTATCTACGAGGGGGTCTGGGTTCTCCAGCCACCAGCCGTGCTTGGCCGTGGACACCTCGCCAAAGTGCAGGTCCTCGGCCTCGCCGGGCTGGGCCAGGTACTCGGCCATGTAGTTGTGGCTGCCGATCATCTCCCGGATCTCGTCAAGGCTGACCAGACCCTTCAGCTTCGGGTCCGCCTCCTTCGCTTTCCGGTCAAGCGGCCACATGCCCGGCCAGCAGGACTTGCGGACACCGTCCTCTTCGTACTCCGCCTTCAGCACCAGACGCGCCCACTGGTCAAAACGGGGATCCCTCGCCACCGGGCCGGTGGGGGTCGGCTCCGTCGCCATTGCGTGCCACGCATAGTGCCGCCGGCTGACGAACGTAGCCAACCACCGGACGCTCGTGTCGCGCCGGGTCACCATGGGGATGACCACCTTGAACAGCAGGCGCTCCATGTACGAGCGAAGGATGCTCATGCTCGTGCTGGCCTTCGGGTCGTACTCCGGGTCGTCAAGCGCGTACACGCGGGGACGACCACCACGCTGCCTGCTCTCGGCGCTGATGGCGCGGAACCAGCTGCCGTTGTTCAGGTACATCATCTCCACGCCGAACGATCGCTCGCCGCGCTTCGGCGTGATCCGGCCATCGGGGAACTCAGGACCCCAGTCGTCCGCAAGACGCTGGTTTCCGAGGAACTGGGTCTTCAGGACCTGGCTCGTCTGCTCCGCGTTGTCTCCGCTGCTCGTGGCGTAGATGAAGGAGTACGCCGGGCGGCTAACCATTTGCAGGAGTGCCGACTTTCGGAAACAGTTGCTCTTCGCGAAACCGCGTGGTGCGATTGCCACGCTTTTGCTTGCGAGCGCCCACAGCCGGTAGATTGCGAAGTGCCCGAGCGGCGACTCAATGGGATCATCGTCGTAGAAGTATGGGTTGAAGTCCTCGTCCCAGTCTGGGTACAGGTAGTAGCGGTCGAAGAAGTTGATGCACGCGGCAAGCGCATGCGCACGGTCCGAGGGATCGCCGCCGAGCTGCCACTGCTTGCACGCGTTGACGCGGGCCAGTCGCTGGCCTTCGGGCGTCAGGGTCAGGTAGTCCGCCGGCAGCGGGTACAGGTCGTTGCCACGCCTCGGGATCAGTACTGTCAAGTCCCCACCAGCCTCACGGCACCCACCCGCAGGAGGGCCACCGCAAGGAGCTTGTGATCCTGGATGAACCGGCCGAGGTCTGTGGCAATGGAGAACCACTCCTGGTTCGCCTTGATCTGGTCGCGGAACATAAGTCCCATCTCCTCGGGCTCCACGTTTCTCAGCAGCGTCGGCTCAACAAGACCAAGCTGCAGCAGAACCGGAGCACCCACCCGCCAGCAATCCATGGCTTCCAGCTTGGCAAGGGTCTCCCAGGTCGGGAGCAGGTGATCAGGAATTGCGGGCGGGGATGAACTGGGCTGCGAAGGGGAGGCTTTCGGGGACTTGGACATGATCCTTGCTCTCTTGGAGGGACTGAACGAGCTTGGACGTCGAGCTGATCTTCACCGTCTGGTTGCCCTCGACGTGCGTGATCTCGGCGTTACGGCTCTGAATGATACCGTTGATCTCCGCGGTCTCCCTCACGACGCCGCGCAATTGCTTCATCGCGGCCATCGCCACCTTCGGGTCGGGGTCACGGCTGAACTCGACCAGCCGCTCGACCTCCTCCCGCACCTCCCACCCGCTCGCCTTCAGCGCGAACGCAACGCCATCAAGCCCAAAGTACGAGCGGATCGTCTCATCCCCGGACTTTGCTGGAAGATGCTTCAACGCCTACCTCCCATCCTGCGGGTCTGCGCAAACCGTACCCGCCCCGCAGGGCCGTAGTACTCGGTCACGTCAACAGGCAGGTGGGGCCCCATCTCACTCGGATTCAAGACCGCACCGCGAGAACGAAGGATGGAACGAAGTCGATCCATCTTCTCCGCAGGAGAGAACTCGGTTCGGGCCCTGCGCTTTCGGGCAAGAGCGCGGACCTCAGCAGGCGTAATCTCGGGGCCAGCACCGCGAGGCTCTGGCGAAATCTGCGGCTGCGGCTTCTTCCGGCTAGCAGCACTCTTCGCTTCACGTTCCTTCCGCTCGCTCTCCATCAGGTTGAGAACGGTCTGGCGCAAGGTGTCTCCGCTACCAACACCCTCAGCCTTGGCCTTCTCTACCAGACGGCGCAGCTCGGCAACTCGCTTTGAGGTGAACTTGGGCTTTCTACGTCCGACAACTCCGCCCGGCACCTGCTCAATGCGACCTTCCTTCAAGTCCTCAATTTCCTTGCGGGACATACGCATCTTCGGTTGTCCCTTCTGAACGGCGCGTGCAAGCTCGGTGGGGGTCTTGCCAATTGCCTTGCCCTCTCGGTAGGCGCGGGCGCGCTGCTTCTCCTCAACGCTCTTTACCTTCTTCGACTCAACGCCGGTAACGGGATTGGTCGTACGGCTGGGCTCGAAGGTTCCCTTGGTTCCGAACATCTTGTTCAGCGTGCGCTGAAGGAGGATTGCCGCCTTGGCGTTTCCTTCCTTCGCCATCTGGTTCAGCCGAAACAGCTTTGACTTCTCGAACGGGGGACGGCTGGCTTCGGGGAAAGCCGAGCGTTCGTTGTACATCTTCTCGAGCAAGCTGTTGCTGTAATACCTGATCTTCCCGTCCTTGAACGTCCAATTGAGCGGCTTGCCTCCGCTGTCGGTCTTGCGGTCGTACGGCTTGGTAAGCACGCGGTCGCCGGGCTGCGGAGTCCCCACCATCCGAACCTTGCCGCCAGTGGCACCTGGTCCCTTGTAGGGCTCGTTGGGAGTACTTGCGCGCTCCTCCCGTTCCTCCGCGCCCTTGGCCTGAACCATCAGGCTCTCAAACATTTCCTTGCGCTTCTCCTTGTTGAGGCGTCCGCGCATGCGCTTCTCTACGGTAATGAGCTCCTTTGCAACCTTGCGCTTCGCATCCTCGAGCATCTGCTCAACCTGCGGAGGCGTTCGGTTCATCTGCTCCGCAATGTCGTAGATGTTCTGCTTGTGGCGAATGGAGAGCATCAGCGCCTGTCGCTGCTCCTCCGGCAGAGCGTCGATGATCTTGTTGATTGCGCCACTCTGGAGAAGTTCCGTGACGGGAGCTCGAGTCACGCCCTTGCGCCTGCCGCCGGGCAGGGGAACTCGATCCGCCTTGTCCTCTTGCTTGATTACGCGATCGGCAAGCTTGCGACCGGCATCGCTGTCAAGGGCTTCGATTGCCGCGTCATACAGTCGGGGAGGAAGAGACGTCTCAATGCCCTGACTTGCCTTCTGGTTCTTGCGGAGACCTCGGATCCGCTTCATCGCCTCGACTTCTTCGCCGGTGCCGGGATCCCGCTCGCCGGCAATCGGGTAGCGCTCGTCGATCTTCTCAAGCGGATCAACAAACTGCTTGACCCGGCTGGCTGCGTCCTTGCGCTTGATTACGTCCTCGAGGTTGAATAGAACGGCCGCAAGTACAGGAGCCCTGTCCGGCGTGATGTCCTGGTTTTTGACAAGCTTGTTTACGAGAAGGCGAACCGTGTTCTTTCCGAAGGGATCCTTGGCCTTCGCCATCAGCTCAATAGCCATCTGAATCTCGGCCTTGGAAAACGTATTGGCCTTGTTCGGGCCAATAGGCTTCTTGTAGCCACCATCAGAAGGAATTGTTTCAAGTTCCCTGCTTGCCATCTGCCTGCTCCTGTTCGCCGGACGGGATCATTCTAAGCACAAACCGCGTCAGTTCCTCGGCAGCACTGCGAATTGCCACGCGATCCGCATCGTGGACAGAGAGGCCCCGGATGCGCCGGCTGTCGGTGATGGCTCGGACGACGGAACGCCAGTTCTTGCGGATCTCGGACGGATTGACCTTGGTACGGAACTTGAACTTGTGGGAGCTCGACGGCTTCATCATCGAGTTCGGGCCCGAGAAATCCTTGCGGCCTGGCATCGACAGGTTCTTCATGCACACCTGGAAGGTGGCGGGATCGACGAACCCCACCCGCCCGAGCACGATGATCGGGCAGCAGATGGCGCGGCACAGAGCGCGGAACGAACGGCGCTGCGTGATGCCGAACGGGCGCAGCTCGCGGATGTAGTACTCCTCCGACATGAGGCGAACGCCCCTGCCGAAGGAGATTACGTGCTGCTCGCCCTGCTCGCTCACTGACCCATTCGACGCTGGAACCCAGCGTTCAGGTTGTACGGAAGCTCTTCAAGGGCGTCGTAGGCATTTCCGAACGCAGAGCCAAGTTCCCCGAAGAGATTGCTGGGGTAGTACTCGCTGCCGAGTTCCCGTGCGCGATCAACCCCGAGATCAATCAGGTCATAGAGCGGGTTGAGCGGGTTCTTGTACGGGGCACCCATGGTCGGGCCCTGAACCGGACGGAGGCCGCGAGGCGGGGCCAGTCGGTTGTTGCGGGGGTCGATCAGGAAGTCCTTGAAGTTTCGGTCGATGAAGTCGGGGACACCGGCTGCGGTATCCGCAACGTAGCCAAGTCCGCTGCTAATTGCATCGCCAACGGCATCAATACCTGGAACGCCGTAGAACTGAGCAAGACCTGCGGGGACGGAATACGGAAGAGCCTGGTTCTGAAGAGACCTAGCCTGGCCTTCAACCTTTTCCCGGTTTTCAGCCTTCATGCCGCGAAGGGCAAGCTCGTTTGAGATCGGGCCAGCCGCTGCACCAAGCCGGCGCGGAGTAGGAGTGAATCGACCGCTTGGATTCATTGCAGCCTTCAGCATGTCTTCTCGAGACTTGAAGGCATTTTGATCAACGTATTGCTTGTCGTACTGTGCAGTCGGAACCTCTTCAACACGAGCCGGTGCCGGCGTGGCGGGTGCAGTCGTCTCCTTGGGGACAGCAGGCATGCGTGCCTCGGCGCGGGCATCAAGCGCGTTAAGGTACGCGGAGGGGACATCGGAGCTGGTGGGGTTGTACGCCTGACTCGGCGTGGCCACCGGCTGCTTGAGCAGATCGAGCGGGCTGACGCGCCGCGCGTCTCGCTCCCGGAGCTCAGCACGCCCGCGTTCGCGAGACGCGGCGAGCGTGGCAATCGATTCATCGCGCGCCGCCTTGTTCTTTGCCTCGCGATCAGCGCGGTCACGGTCAACCCATGCCTTCGCTGCACGGGCCTTGCTCTGTTCCTTCTCGTTTCGGGCTGCGGCTTCCTTTGCCCTGCGCTCCTCACCCTGCTTGCGTCGCTTTGCGTTGTAAGCTTCCATCGAAGCTTCGCGTTCTGCACGGGTTCTTGCGCGACCGCGCTCACGGGGATCGGGGCCACTGGTGCCGAGCACGCCGAGACGGCCGTGAGCGGGGTGCGCGTAGTCTGCGGAAGGTCGGCGATTTCCACCGAAGTCGCTTGACGGAATGAAGAAGATCGACATAATGGTCGTTCCAACAAGGAGAGAAGATGACAGACTGGTTGCAGCAGCCGTTGCAGTCCCTCGAGCCCGTGAAGGTTGCGAGGAGGATCCTGCAGAGACAGTTTACAGCACCCGGCGGAATGCGCGGGCTATGGAGATGGAAGAATGACTGGTGGAGCTGGGAGGGCGGAACGTGGCGCGTCCTCGATGAGGAGCGGATTAGGGACCGTGTGTGGCTCGTGCTTGAGGACGCCGTGTTCGAGCGGCAGACCCAGAACGGGCCAGTGCTGGTGCGATACAGCCCCGACAAGCAGAAGGTCGACGGGGTCGTCCGTGCGCTCGAGGCGCTGGTTCGCATCGAGGCTGAGGAGGTTCCGCTCTGGCTTGCGGAGCCGGATGAGCGGTTCCCCGTGGGGTCGACTGTTGCTTTCCGAGATCGGCTGGTTAATGTAAGGACGCTGGAGACCATGGAGCGACCGGCGCGGTGGTTCGACACGGCCATTCTGCCGGTGACGTACCAACCGGATGCCCCCACCAGCCGTTGGTTGCAGGCGGTGGCCGAGTGGGGTGAGGGGGATCCCGTGTGGGCGGAGCTGCTAGCGCGGTGGATGGGCTATTGCCTCATGGGTAGCCGTCAGTATGCGCGGTGGATGCTCATGTACGGGAAGATCCGCGGTGGCAAGGGCACGATCAGCAGCGTGATCAGGAAGCTCGTGGGGCGCGATGCGTTCATGGGCGCGAGCCTGGAGGACCTGGCCGGCGGGTTCGGCATGGACGGGCTGGAGCGCACGAAGGTGCTCAGCATCAACGAGGTAAGCGAGTTGGATGGGAAGAGCGGCGAGCGGGTGTGCCGGGTGGTCAAGAACATCGTGGGCCGGGACCCGATGACCGTGGATGCAAAGTACATGCGGCAGCAGCGGAACGTGATCGTGAACGCGGCGGTCATCATGCAGAGCAACGAGATTCCCGTGCTGCCCAATAAGGGGCGCGGTTTGAGCGGCAAGATGCTGGTTCTGCCGTTCGAGGTGAGCTTCGAGGGCAAGGAGGACCTGGATCTGGAGGGTGAGCTGGATCGGGAACTGGCGGGGATTGCGGCATGGGCGGTGGCTGGGGCGCATCGGCTGGAGAACAGCCGGGCGTCAGAGAGGTGGCCGGTGCCGAAGGCTGCGGAGCGGGCGGTGCACATGTACCACCTGCAGAACAACCCGTTCGATGCGTTCCTCGAGGCGCGGTTTGTGCAGCGGAAGGACGGGTTCGTGAGCAATGGAATGGTCCGGTCGCAGTGGGAGGCGTGGACCAAGGCGAACAAGATCCGGATGCACGTGGCGAATAACATGCTGCCGATGAAGATTGCGCAGGGCAGCAGCTGGGACCTGAGGCAGGTGCGGCTAGCGGAAAGTCAGGGGCATGAGCGGGGAATTGCTGGGATGAGCCTCCGGAAGGAGTACGATGATGAGCACTAGGAGGCCCGATGGACCCAGACCAGAACGAGATGATGGGCTGCGAACAGGTGATGGGGGTGGTGATGGGCGACGTCAGCCAGAGGGCGAATGCCGCATTGAAGTATCTGGACTGGCTCGAGGGGGTGACTGGGCCACGCTGGATTGGTACCGACAAGGGAGCCGTCAAGCAGGACGGACGGAAGGCAAGCGACGGCGAAATTGAGGTCCGGAAGGCAGCTTTGCACTACTTGAGGCTGCACTTCCTGGGCGAGATGGACTAAACTAGGCCTCTTCTCTCCATGCGCCCCCTGCCGTTCTCGGACGGTGGGGGGTGTCTTTTATGCATCGGGTGGGTGCATATGCAGGGATGATACCGGAGGTACCGGACTGACCTGTGCGTTTCTATCCTTTATATATAACTCTCTCTACGTAAGAAAGAAGGGTTGGTATTACTGGTACGGGTTAGGGATTTGGTAGGGAATTTTGAGAGGGATTGACCCTTTCCCCCACAGGCTGACGCCACGCCGGGGGCCGCGCCCCCCTCCGCTGCGCACGCCTACACAGCCAGCCTACCGCAGGCCGATAACACACGCCACAGGCACGCAGACCACAGCCGTTGACGCTCACGCTCTTGCGAGTCGGCAAGGATCCTCCCCCCCTGCTGCGAGGGGGGAGATGTCTTTTCTTTCCGCACGTCGCGGATACGGCATCTTCCTCTATACCACACGTTCCGCGAAAGGAACACGCCATGAAGCAGTCCGAGTTCGCCGCCATCGTCGCCTCGCTCCAGTCGGAGATCGCCTCGCTCAAGCAGCAGGTCGCCGCCCGCCCCGCGATGGAGCGCGACACCACGGTCGTCGTCGTCGACCGCCTCGCGCCGTCGGAGTCCGGCAAGCCCCGCGTCCGCGTCCGCATCAGCAACACGGGCGCGAAGCCGATCGTCGTGCAGCCGGGCACCGAGCACTCGTTCTTCGCCAACGAGTTCGTCCGCGACATCAGCGGCGGCAAGCGCAACGGCTTCTACTGCCGCCCGATGACGGACGGCGTCAAGCCGATCGGCGAGCAGCAGGGCTCGCCCGCCGCCGCAAATGCGATCGCCGCGGCCACGCCTGCGCCGGCGCCGGTCGCGTCTGACGACGATCAGAAGTTCTGAGCCGATGCAGCGGGAGGGGGGCTGGAGCAATCCAGCCCCCTTCGCGCCGGCTAGCGCCTGGGCGTCCCTGGGGCGACCTTTCCCACCCCGCCGTCTCTGCTGTTTCCCCCTCTCTCTGGGGAGGGGGTGTTTTCTCTTTCCCCGACGCAGCGCGTGCTGCGTCTTCACCACAGTCCGCGAAAGGACACGACCGTGCACAAGACGAACGAACTCACCGACTTCCTCCACGCCGCTATCACCGCTCAGAAGGTGATCATCGAGCGGCAGGCGGACCTGATCCAGCGCCAGATGGAGATGATCCGGACGCTCATGTCCGACCAGCGTCAGATGGTGCAACTCGTCAGGACGCTGAGCCTCGACACCGTTGCCCAGAAGAACGACTACACCGCCCCGGAGGTCGTCCTCGACGGCAGCGCCGTCAAGTGGGAAGACGACGGCTCGGAAGACATGACCCCGGAGCCGCACGGCGCCCGTGACCCCATCGGTCCGCGTGACCTGATGCCCGAGTGCCAGGCCTGCGGCAACTCCGTCCCGCTCGACGCCGACTGCCGGTGCTCCGGCTGCGGCAACGGCTGATCCACCGGGGCGATGCGACCGCCCCATTCCCCCACCATCCGAAAGGACACGACATGAAGACCTGCCCCAACTGCGGCGGAAACATCATCGGTGACGGCGTCACCACCCCTCTCGCCTGCGAGAACGTCGACACCGCTCTCGTACCCGAAGAAGTCGACGGCGACATCATCTTCTGCGACCGCTCCGAGGACTACGAAGACCAGGTCCTCCCACGCTGAACCCACCCACACCCACCCCGAAAGGACACGCATGGACAACCCAACCCGGTGCGAGTGCTGCGACAAGGAGTTCACCGACTCCGACGACGCCTGGCCCTGCACCCACCACGAGCCGGACGGAACCCCCGACACGTACTACCTCTGCCGCAACTGCATGGGCGTCGACCCCAAGGAGACCTGACATGGACCCGATCATCTACCTCACCATCTCGCAGACCCAGGGACAGGCCGTCATGCAGATCACCGGCCAGCGCATCCAGGACCTCTCGGAACGGCTCACCTACGACCACACCACCACGTCCCGCTCCGACCTGCTCTGCCAGATCAAACTCCTCACCGAAATCATCGCCGAGGTCAACCACGCCATCCGCCGTGCCGATGAAGCCAAGACGTTCTGACTTCCTCCTTTCACCCTCTCTCCTGTGGAGAGGGTGTTCTCTTTCTTTCTTACCCCTGGGACTACCACTCCCACCTCGTTCTCCTCCCGTGCGGGGGGAGTGCTTGCGCACCCCCCGCACGGGGGTGCAACCGTTTCTTTCTTCTTACTTCTTTCCTTACTTCGGAGATTGCCATGACTGAGATCAAGTTCGACTCGCTCGCCAACGCCGACTTCGGCACGTTCGCCAACCCGACGCCGACCGACTACCCGGCCGGCCGCTACTCCGCCACCATCAACCGCGTCGTGCCCCAGACCGCCGACAAGTCCGGCAAGTTCTGCCTCCGCTTCCAGGTCCAGATCGCCGTCGACAAGTTCGAGGGCAAGCCGCAGCTCCGCCTGAACGACTTCGTCTCCTTCACCGGACCGAACGGCTTCATGTGGGCTGGTGCCAACGTCTTCTGCGACCTGGCCGTCATCGCCGGACTCGACCGCGACGAGGTCTACGCCAGCTGCAAGAACCTCGCCAAGGCCCTCGAGTCCGGTGACATCCTCGCCATCCGCGACACCTTCCTCGCCTTGGCCGAGGTCGCCAAGACGTTCGTCGGCTCCCGCATCGCGCCCAACATCGCTTGGACCGAGGACGGGAAGTTCGCCAACGTCAGGGGCAGCAAGACCGTGCCGTCCTACGTCTCCGCCCGCAACGAGACCGACCCCGGCGCCTCGTTCACCGGCGACGACTGCGACATGGAGCGCCAGCCCAAGCCGAAGCGCAACCTGAAGGCTGTCCGCCGCTGACCCATCCGCTCGCTCCCCCACCGGCCTCTGCTCTGCACGCCGGTGGGGGACGGGCATCGCGAAAGGAATCCGATGTCCACCCACAAGCCAATGCTCCCCTCGCTCGCCGTCTCAGCCCTGCTCGTCCCGCTTCCATTCTCGTCCTGGGTCGTCCGTCACGCGGAGATCGACGCTCACACCCCGTCCACCCTGCCCAACCTCCCGCTCACCGAGGACCACCGTCCCTACCTCTCGCCCCCATCCTCCGACGCCATCGAGCCCATCCCGTTCCCGGCCGAGGACGACGGCACCTTCGCCGAGGAGTTCTCGTTCCGCGCCGCATGGGAACTGACCCGATCGCTCGAGTCCCTGCCCCCAGCCTGGCGCTCCGCGTACCGTCGCTGGAACCGCACCCTCTCCGAGCAGCACCGACTCTCGATGGCCGCAGGCGGAGCGCACCGCTTCGCACAGCACGAGCCCATCGTCATCCACACTCCGCCCCGTCCCCCAGCTCCGGCCGTCATCCTCTCCGGCCACGCGACCGATGTCCGGCGCGCCATGCGTTCGCGCCTGTACCGCCGGCTCGGTATCGTCCGCTGCGCCCGCACCAATCGCCTTGCCCGCGACCCCGACTCGTCGTGGACATCGCACGCACCGCTCGACCGCCGCGTCCTGTGGGCGCAGCCCTCCTGATCCGTCGACAGCCCTCCGTAACTCGGTGGCGTCCCATAGGGACAATGCCTTCCCGTAGTGGAAACAACCGATGGCGGGCAACCGTAGCAGCCAAAGTCCCGGCTAGCCGTACGACCCAGGGCAACTGATCCTTTCGCATCCCCCGCGCAGGGCCGCGTTGCGTCCCCTGCGCGGGGGACTTCTTCTTTTCTTGTCCGCCTCCGGACCAAGTCATCCCATGTCGACCCCCATCACCGCCAAGTACCAGATCTTCTGTGCCATCAACACCTACGGCCGCATCATGCAGGTCTGGGGCACACCGTCCGGCGCATTCCCCGAGGTCATTGCCACCGACTTCCCCGACCCCGACACCTGCACAACCCACCTCGTCTGCGCAACCAACTCCTTCACCGAGGCCTTCCGATCTTGGTCCGGCAACGCCCACGTCTGCCGCAACACCTGCCGATACCTCGCCGTCAGCTGCCACACCATCAACCCCGAACTCGAGGACTGAACCATGCCTGCCCCCACCAACCATCTCTACCTCCACTGCGGCGCGTCCGAGATCGCATTCGACGACCTCGCCATGATCGTCCCGCCCGAGCCCACTCCCTCGTGGCACCCCATCCCGCACGCCTCCTACGTCACCGCCATCCGTGACTCCATCTCCATGCTCGGCGGTCGAATCACCAGCCAGACCCTCGCCATCAAGCCCGGTCACACCGGAGCCGACAAGCTCTTCGGTCTCATCGAGTTCGAGCATCCGCGCATCACACCCCGACCCTCAGGTACCGTAGGCTTCGGGTTCCGCGGATCGTGGGACAAGACCTTCGCCCAGTCCGGCATGCTCTCGTTCCGCACCTTCGTGTGCGACAACATGGCGATGTCCGGCGGCGATGCCATCTCGTTCCACCGCAAGAACACGCCCGGTCTCGCCGACAACTACGAGACCACCATCGCCACGGCCATGATCGACTTCATCGCCCACGCGAACCGCTTCGTCGGCACGCTCAACGACTTCGACATGTACGCCCTGCCCGACACCCGTGAGTTCATCGACACCACCGCCTGTGCCCTGGCCGACCGAGGCGCAGTCCTGTGGCAGAACGTCCCCCACCTGCGCCGTGAACTCTCCAACCCCGCCGGTCCCGGCGGCCTGTTCCCCGACCGCTCTGCCGGTCTCACCAAGGGCCTCGTCCTTCAGGCCATCACCGAAGTCGAGAAGCGTTCGCTCAACGCCCTGTCCACCGTCGATCGCATGCAGTCCGCAACCGCTTACCTTCAGGAGATCTGCTGACCATGAACACCACCTTCGCCACCCGCACCCGTCAGTTCACCAGCCCGTACCCCATCGACAACATCCGCTCCGAGGCTGTCGCCAGCCGCGATCGCCGCAACCGCGAGCGTGCCGCACGCATCAAGTCCCTCGTCGCATCCGCTCCTTCCCACAACAAGGACGAGTTCTACTGGACCATGATCTACGACCTCGAGGAGGCGCCGACCATGACCGCTCGCTCCATGCTGCTCGAACACGGCATCATCCCCGTTCCGCCCCAGGAACTGGTCACCACCGCCGACACCCACGACGAACTGTGGACCGTGATCGAGGCGCTCTCCCGCTGCAGCGTCTACCTCGTCAACACCAACCACCTCTGCGACCGAGACCTGTACTCCCGCCTGTACTACCGCATCCTCGATGAGGAATGCCGAGCCATGCCCCCGTCCACCGAGGCAGCCGAGTACGTCGACTGCCTGCACCCGATGGACGTCGAGTACCCGATCGGCAAGCAGATGCCGCAGCTCACCTCCGCTCCCTCCTCCCAGTCCACCGGCAGCTACGCCCGTGGCCCTGAGTACAACGTCATCGGCGCGATCTGCGACCGTGACGATTACCTTCCCCGTCCCTGGTAACAACCTCACGGGGGCAGGCCCGATTCTCTGACGAGATGCCCCGGCACGTCGCCGGTCTCATGCGTCGGGACCTGCCCCCACCAAGCCACCTTGGACCAGCCCGTCGGCCGCGACCTGGTCCGCGTGGGGCGCACCATAGATCCACTGCCCGTACAGCAGTGTGTAGGTGCGTCCGTATCCCACAGCCACCCGTCCTCCTCTGAGCACCCATGCCTCTCGACTCCCTGCCGTGATATCCGCGCACAGTCGACGCTACTAGCGGTCACCACGATAAGGCTCTGGCTGGTGGGGTACATTCATCAACCCCGAGGTCACACATGCAACTCACGCTGCTCCCGTCCAAGCCGTCATGCACGGCGTGCGATCTCCACTCCGCCGCCAAGAACGTCGGCATCCCCTCCCGCCATCTCCCCACCAGCCTGCCCCCCGATTCGTCCAACCCCGTGGTCATCGTCATCGGCATGAACCCTGGCACACAAGAGGACCGAGCAGGCGAGTGCTGGATCGGTCCCTCCGGTCAGCTCCTCGCCGGGCCCTACCTCACCGGCTCGACCGTCTCGTCCCTCGCCACCGTCTACCTCTGCAACGTCGCCCGCTGCGTCTCGCCGGGCGGCAAGCCCAAGCCCGCGCACTATCGCACGTGCTTCACCAACACGTTGCTTGACATCACCACGATCCTGGACCATCATCACGCCTCGCCTGCCCGTGCCATCCTGTGCGCCGGCGCAGACCCGGTCACCTACCTCAGCCGCACCTTCCAGAAGAAGGCCATGTCCCAGCAGGACGCGTTCCGTGCGCAGGGCATGTCCATCCCGACCCTCACTCGCACGCACCTGTTCGCCACATACCACCCGGCCGCAGTCCTGCGCGAGCCCGGCCTCATCCATCCCGTCGCCGACCACCTCGCTCTGCTCCGGAACTTCCTGACCGGCGACCTGGCCCGGCCCACCGCCCCGCTCATCCGCACCCCGTTCCTCCCGAGGACCACATGAACCTCAGCTCCGCCGACCTTGACACTATGCGCAAGGCTCTCGTCCTTCTTCGCTCAGACATCACCGAGATCGGACCTACCTGCGATCACGCGGTGGGCTTCTGCATCTGCGATCTCAAGAACACCTACGAGAACCTCGGCGAACTGTTCTACCGCATCACCGACAAGCAGGTCGGCTTCCCCCGCCAGCCTGAGTTCATCGACCTCGTTGAGTTCAGCCGCAGGTTCCTCGATCCCAACGCAGCCAACGCTGCCTTCCGAAACGGAACCATCAACCACCAATGAGTGACCTCAACCTTGTCATCGAAATGATTCGCAAGCTCAACGCTGAGATCGAAGGCTTGCGTGAAGATCGGGATAAAGCAAGGCGCATGTACTGCAGCGTCATGGCTGACTGCCTCACCGAGTACCGCTCACCGCAAGACATTGCCACTGATCGTGGCTGGGACTGCTACAAGGAGGACGGCAAGTGAGCAAGAAGAAGCCAAAGACAATTGGTGCTTCCTACCCACTTTCGTTTATGGGGTGCGAAGGAGAAGTGATCGTGGAGATGACTCCGACCGAGGCAGTTTCAATGATCGAAAAGGCATGGCAGGAAAACAAGCGACTTCGGCAGGAGAACGCAACCCTCACCGCCGAGCGCGACGAGGCGAGGCGGATGATCTGCCGTTTGCATTTCACTAGTGCTGAATTGCAGCACGACTTCGCCAAAGCCAAGGGTTGGGATTGCTTCAAACAGGAGGACGGCAAGTGAACGACATCGTCACCACCCTTCGTGCCCTGGCCAGCGGCCTCGTGCCTGCCGTCGAGGAGAAGGCCATGCGAGACGCAGCCACCGAGATCATCCGACTCGAAGGTTCCGTGCTCGACCTCACCGCCGAGCGCGACCGGCAGACCGAGATCATCATCACCCTCCGACAGGAACTGAAGGAGGCGAAGGCCCGCAACACCATGTACCTCTCCAAGATCCAGGAGTTCGAGGCCCGTGAGTACTAGTCCCCGAGTCATCTCCCTCGACATCGAGACCTATGGAGCGGCTGCTAC